CTGGGCAACATCAACCGCTATAGGTTTTGCCATAGAAGCCAACGCACCTAATTGTTCCCAAGCAACCTTAGTATAGTCTCTAGCGTTTTCAGTTGTTACACTTTGAGCGCGAGACGCTGCTGCTTGTACAAGTTCTGCACCTTGAGGATCAGATGAATTAGGAGTTAACATCGATTGACACAAACTGCCTTCGTACTCGCAATGCTGTATGATTTCAAAAAGAAATGTATTACCAGGAACACCGGTAAAAAATACACCAGCTATAGGAGCTCCGACGTTTGCATTAAAAATAGTACCTACTTGATCGGAATAAGGATAAGTGCATGAAAGAGAATCTAAAGTACTACTACTATCTACAGTAGTGTCTGGGTAATTACATTCGCGAAAGTTACAAGAAAAAACTGATAAACTCTCACTCATATGATTTGTACCAGGAGTACTAAAATTTGATTCTATATAAGCGCCTATATTATTATATGATTGACCCTCTAATGTTTCATGAAGAGGATCAACATAGGACAAAACGGTCCCACCTCGATTTAATTCAGTACCTGTATATCTCCAACGAACACCACAAGACACAATTCGACCCTGAACTGGGTTACGAACGTTGGGCGTATCAGATTCTAACAATTGTCCAGCAGTGAAAGGTTGTGTGGTAAAATTACTAGCGTTAATGCCAGTACCAGTAGTTGCTGCACCAGTGGTTGTTGTACCAGTATAAGTACTTGCTGTAGTAAAAATACTAGTCGCATCATTTGCTAAACATGGCGCATACAAAAAGTAACCAACGCCTGCTGAGCCTATAGTAACACTAAGAAAAATCTTAGAGTGAGACTTTTGAGACGGACGGAAGTTACCCATTGGAAGACATGCTCCATAAGCATCTGGATCAAAAGGATTAAAAACAGCACGTGCATATTTCAACGTGCACGACTGTAATTGTACCTGAGGCATCCTTCTGGATGTGCGATTTCGTCTTTTAGGTGGATTTCTAACTACACTACTTTGTTTTAAAACTATTACCTGATTTTTCTTTTTAGGTTTTTGTCTTTTGTTATTTTTGTTTTGTTTTCTACCTTTATTATTATTGTTATTAACTTTTAAATATTCTATACCCATTTTATATAATTTTTACTTGCCGTAGACGCATATTTATCGGTAGTCTCTAGCCAAACGTGCAAATAACTTATGCTCGAGGCTGAGTCCCACCACATGCGCGCCTAAATACGATTCTATATGTTGTATTTCTTGAGTATTCGTATCATAATACTCCAACATCGGGCGATAATCCAACGTGTATTGATTGGAAGTTGTTACCTTGTGATACAATGTATCATCAAGCCTACCGGTGCCTCTATTTGCGTACGTTTTACACATTACATGCATTAGAGGCATATTTAAATAATTAACATATGAATTACACACATCTCCTATATACGCTTGCCACCGTCTTATTCGAGTCGCATCATTGGACGACTCTTTAAAACGTTTATATTCGGCTAGTGTATTTGGGTCGGTGAAAGCAAAACCTATTTTCACAATACGTGAAATTAAAGGTGCCCAAATTGGTATTTTGCGATCATCATCGGTGTACAATAACATACCTTTGAGAAAAGTAGCATGTCTCATATTCGGTAATATAATTAATTTCATTGTTATACAAAATAACGAAAACCATTGAACATAAAAATGTTTAAGGGTTGAATGAAATTGGGGAATATCATCAAACTGTTTATTAGTAAAACGAGCGCGAAAATGTGCTACAAACTCCACTAAAAAGTGTGTCATATTTATCGTGTTGCCAACAGAAGTGTTCGTTCCACCTGAACGACGGCGCAGACTGTCTGTACAGTCTATAAGTACTTTCTCAGTTTTGCAATGTGGATTTGTTATAACGCATTCTGAACTCATCATTTCTCTTATATTATTAATAGCGTATTCAGCTATACCTAATCTGCGATAATATGAAGCTTCAATCAAATCGTAACAACCGTACCCTTGAGTACGGTCAAAAGAGGAGGCATCCCCTTCTAAAACAAAACTAATATTAGTAATCACTCCTTTAATTTTAACATCGATATCCATAGCTAACAGGCTATCGTCACCAGAAACAAGTGACATCGATACCCCGGTGGATAGATTTTCCATAAAATCCATATAATAACCCAGTTTCTCAGCGGTTAATGAACCGCCGTACACGGGATAATGGGTCATGCTAACTGCAGCTGATTGAGGGGCTGCGTAATAACTTGGTGGGATTGGGAATGTATAAGCTTCGGGACGTTCACACTGCCATTCTGTTTTTAGTCGTTTTAAAACTAAAGCCATATGTGGGCCAGTCGCACAGGTGATGTATAAACCAGGATTATTAATATTACGTACCTTATATTTCATAAGAGCTGCATTTGTTTTAACAAATAAAGCTGAACGTATATTATCATAACCTGTAATATTACACAAATCACCATAAGGTCTATTAGCAACCTCGTCTCGAATACATTTAGTATATAACGTACTCTTACCCGTTGATAAAGCCCACTCTTCCATAGCTTCTGTTGTGAAGTATAAATGTTCATCAAACTTATAAGCTATGAGCGGGGGAACCAAGAAATTGTTAGCAATATAGTGGTATTGCTTACCATAGGAGCCAGCTTTAGGGCGTTCCAATACATCGTTTATGAGATGTAAATTATTTTCTGGACTATTGTCGAGATGGAACATTGGTAAC